TCAGCTGCTGATTTTATGGTAGATGATAACGATAAGCATTGGTTTCTGGAAGTTAATACACTGCCTATGTTTGCTGCATTTGATAAAGAAGTAAACGGTGAAATATCCAAGACTTTGCATGATGAACTAATGAAACTGTAGGATTAATAATATGGCAATGTTCAAAGCATTTAAACCTAGTGGAATGGAAAAGATAGCACGGTCTATGGGCTATCAAGGAAACATGCAGGGTTTTCAAGATTACATAGCACAAGACCCTATGCGTCAACAGCAAATGCAGAACTATACTAATCAAGCTATGCAAATGGCTAAAGGTGGTGCAGTACGTAAGATGCGTGAAGGTGGTGTAGCGGCAGGTGGAATAAATCCCCTTACAGGTACAGCAACTACACAAGCTGGCGGGATTATAGGTAACCCATTAACGCAAGCAGCATTAGGTGCTGTTACTCAAGTAGCAGCTAACAGTCCACAGTTTGGACAAATTGCAAAGCAAACAACAGCGGCTTTTGGTGAGGAAGATGGTCAGCAGTTGCCGGAACTACCAGATGGGAAGTTTCTAGCTAAAACAATGGCTGTAGGTGAGGATGACCCTAACCCAAATCCTCCACAAAAGTACCTGACAAGAGCTTTAGGTGAAGATGGTAATCTGCATCTTGCTGTAACCAAAGCTTTAGGTGAGCAACCCGGTGATGGGCCACTATTCAATGCAACAACACAAGCTGTTGGTGAAGAAGATAATCTTGCCCCAGTAACACTGGCTAGAGGAGAAAATATAGCGGAGCCACTACCCAGTCCCGGATTAGGACAGCCTGTAACAATAAACGGTATTACTTATAATTCAGCTACACGTGCAGTAGGAGAAACAACTAGCCCACCACCTCCACCTAATCAACCATTGCAACAGGCATATGTACCAAAACAAGAGTTTAAGCAAGTAGAAAAGCCAAAGATGGATACTAATCAGTTTCTAGCTGATGGCACTACACCTAATCCAAACTATATGAAACCAGTCACAGATGCTGAAGGCAATGTGCTTACAGAAATGACTGCCCCTACAATTGGTGATGTATCTGCACAAATGATGCAGTCACCCGGACTGCCTGAAGGTGCGACCGTAGTTGCGCAAGGTATAAATACTGAAGCAGGTCAGATGATTCCATCTACCAGTGGACAGGTTAGCGGTGCTGTTGCAACGCCTACAGCAATGGCTACAACAACATTTGCACAGGGTCCACAGGAAAGTGAAGCTAACGTTATGCAGGCTGCTACAGCCGCACCAGCGGTCAATACAGCTATCAATGCTACACAGGCAGCACAAGGCAGTGTAGACCCGCAGGCAGAGGTTCTAGCGGCCCAGCAAACAGCTACATCTGTAGGCAATGTCAATGCCGCACAGGGTAATGCTATCCTGATGAATAATCCGACACAGCGTCAGATACAGCAGGGTGAACTTATTAGTGGTGCAGCTAATGCACAGACTGCTGCACAGTTTACTGAACAGGTGCAGGCAGCACAAGCTACACCATCACAGCAAGCTACTGTACAAGGTCAGCTGCAAAACTTGATGACGCAGTTTCAAGGTGGGCAAACACCACCGTGGGCTGCAGGTGCATTACGTAATGTAACATCCGCGATGGCTGCACGTGGGCTAGGTGCATCTAGCCTTGCTGGTCAGGCAATGGTGCAAGCTGCATTAGAAAGTGCATTGCCGGTAGCACAAGCAGACGCAAGTGTGTTTGCACAGTTTGAACAGCAGAACTTGTCAAACAGACAACAACGTTCTATGCTTGCTGCACAGCAACGTGCGCAGTTTATGGGTCAGGAATTTGACCAAGCGTTCCAATCACGTGTAGCTAACGCAGCACGTATTGGTGACATTGCCAATATGAACTTCACTGCTGAACAGCAGGTTGCTTTGGAAAACAGTCGAATTGCTAATAGCATGAACCTTGCTAATCTATCTAATAGGCAAGGAGTTGTAATGGCAGAGGCTGCTGCCTTATCGCAAATGGACATGGCTAACCTGTCCAATCGTCAACAAGCTGCAGTTATGAATGCGCAGAACTTCATGCAGATGGATATGGCTAATTTATCTAATCAGCAGCAGACTGAATTGTTTAATGCCCAGCAAAGAGTACAGGCACTATTTAATGACCAGTCAGCGGTCAACGCAGCACGGCAGTTCAATGCCACTTCACAGAATCAGGTTGACCAGTTCTTCGCTTCCCTTGCTAACAATGTATCACAGTTTAATGCGACACAAGCAAACGCACAGTCGCAATATAACGCAGGTCAACGTAACGTAGTTGAACGCTTTAACGCTGAACTAAATAACCAGCGTGACCAGTTCAATGCTACCAATAGACTTGTGATTGACCAAAGCAATGCACAATGGCGCAGACAAGTAGCTACAGTAAACAATGCAACAGTCAATCGTGCTAACGAACTTAATGCTAGTGCAGTACTAGGTGTATCACAGCAAGCCTATAATAATTTGTGGCAATACTATGGTGACAGTATGGAGTGGGCATGGACATCTGCAGAGAATGAACGTAGTCGTATCGTGAATCTAGCTATTGAACAGCTTCGTGCTGATAGTAGTGCTAATATTCAAGACATGAAGAATGACTATGCTTCTTCTGCCGGATTTGGTAGTTTGATTGGTACATTCTTGACTGCATCATCGAGCAGTATGATAGGTAAGTTGTTTGGATTTTAAGGATATAAAAAATGTTTGATACAGCATATAAAGCATATACTAATTTACGTATTCCCGACACGTCAACCCCTAAAGAAAACGAAACACCTATGAGTGGTTTGTTATCTCGTACACGTCCTACGCCGCAAAAGGCTAAAACAGAAGTAGATGATGAACGTACTCGTGTTGCTAAATATGTAGCACAAATTCGTGCAAAGAGAGAGGCACTAAAGAATGGCTGAAGAAAAAGCACCGTTTCTGGATGGACCTATTCCGGGGCAATCATTAACAGCAGAGTTGGGTAATCGTCCGTGGCAACAGCCCCCGCAGTATGAAACTGTAGAGGATGCACTTGAATATTATATTCCTCGTTTGGTTGACCCACAGATTGCACCACAGTTATTGGACACAATGGAAATGGGTGTGCCTCTGACTACGATTGCCAACGCTATGCAGGTTGGCGGTGTCATGCAGGGCTACCATACTATTGACGTAGGTATTCTTGTAATGCCTGTGCTTATTGAAATGATGGCATATCTTGCAGAACAAGCTGGTGTTGACTACACTATTGGTACAGAAGATAACAGACTTGGTGACAAAGGATATAGTGAAACAACCATTGCAAAAGTTAAGCGTAAGATTGACAAAGAACTTGAAGCTATGGGAATGGAGCCAGAAGATTTGGTACAAGAGCAACAAGCACCTGATGTTGAAGCAGAGGCAATGCCTGAACAGCAGGAGTTGCCACCTGAAGAGCCTACTGGGTTGATGGCAAGGAGAGCATAATGGGATTTAATTTTGGTGCATTTCTAGGTGGTATGTCGCAGACTATTGCCGAAAGAGTTAAAGACCAAGAAGAGCGTGTCAATCTCCTGACTGACAAGGCACTTGACTTGGGTACACAAGTATATCTGCAGAAGAAAAAAGAAACAGAGGCTGATGCCAAAGCAATTAGAGAGGGCATGGCTGCACTGGCTATGACTGGACTAAATACACCTACACGTTTTCAGATTGCTAGTGGTGGTTCTACTGCTGTTACAAATACATTAAACCAGTATAATAAACTACTCGAGAAAAATAAAGACGCAGACTTTTCTACATTTTATAGTGTTAAAAATTCAGAAGAATTTGCAGACACTGATGATGCGGAGTTTCTATCATTGTTTGGTCCTAAAGCAACCTATGACCCAACCATTGCTCGTCAATATCTTAAAGGCAGACAAGCTGATGGTCTTGGTGGATTGTTCGTGTCAGACCCAACTACCTTATTAGAAGAGTTTGAAGCAAAAGCTGGTGTATTAGGAGATAGTCGCGTTGAAACTGACTTACCCCCACTTGGTCAATTATCTGTAGATTACACAGCAATGCGTAGTGCGCTTGGTAAAAAAGATGAACTACTATTTGATACACCAAAAGAGGCACAAACATATTATACCGGACAGATTCTTGAGGAGAAGAATAAAGAAGCCCCTGATGAAGCAAAGATTTCCGTGTATGAAGGCTACGTAACGGCATACGGTAACATTGGTAAAGAAGACACTGAATTTGATATTGATAAACGTCTTGACGCAATTGCTAATGAGAGATACGAATTGAGTAAAGACCCAGCTACTAATCAATCTAAATTAGCGGCCTTGGAGGTTGAAGAAAAAGTTTATCTGGAATCAAAAGCAAAGCGGGAGCCAGAGAAAGATAAAAAGACTGAAACTATTGACATAATGATAGAAAATACAAATGTTGAACTGGCAAAAGAAATGCTAGGTAACGCTGACCCATCAGTAGTAGATAATTTTCAAAAGAAACTTGACATTTTATATGCTAGAAAAAATGATGTTCAAACAAAAACAGGAACTACTACAAAGACTACTGATGTATTTAATACACCTAAAGCTGCTTTAGATTATGTATCAACAATAGAACGTAGTTTGTTTTCGCAGTCTGGTTTAGAATTTGTTAAAACCTTTGAAGAACAATTAGATTTTAAATTTGGAACTGGAGAGGAAAGAGTAACACAGTATCTACAAAGACTACAATATATGGATATTATCCAATCTGATTTGGACAAAAAACTAAAAAGCAAAACATATAAAGATTCAAATTACTTTTCTAGTGCTGTAGATTCATTTAAGGGTAAGCACATTACCTACTATAGAGATTACTTAAATCAATTTAATAAAACTAAATATCCCGATATGAATAAAACATTCAACTCAAAAGCAGACGCAGAACAAGCAGCCAATAATAATCAATTGAATATGGGCGACATTGTTAGATATACAGACAGTAACGGAAGTACTGCCGTTGCTATATGGGACGGAAAGAACTGGTACTAATGGCAGACTCTCTTTCAAAATTTAACATAATTGAATTAGAAGAAGAACAAGAGAACAATATAGCTGGTCCTAGTGCAATTGTTTCTAAACCTATAGCTGCAATACAACCTAGTCCTGCTAGAGACTCGCTCTCGAAGTTTAACGTAGTAGAAGACGTTGATGTGCCACCACGTGCTGATGGAAATCTTGTAGATTCTTCTACGTTATCTAAACAGTCTGTTTCCGCGATTACAGATTCTCAAAAAACTGAAGCACAGTTAATGGAACAAATTAAGGCAAAGCAAGCAGCGTTTGAGGAGAAGGGATATGATGCCTTTCCTCTTGGATTGGTATATTCATCTGACGAACAGAGAATTATTGACCGCATGTCGCAGCCTACAGAAACAGAAATTGATTATGAAGCTGCCGATGCAGAAACTGATATGCCAACACCCGCAGAAAAGGGTACGGCATTTATGCGTGAACTTATGGGTGGAACACTACCTACCGATAAACCAGTATTAGGCTTAACGACTTTTGCACAAGACCCAACCAGCCGTTTATATAAAACACGTAAAGAATACGCTGAACAGGATGGAACATTTTCTGCTGCTGCTGAAGACGCTGGAAAAACTAAAGAACAGTATTTTGCAGAGGACGTATTTCCTAATATGCCTGATGGTGCAATGAAATCTTTCTTTGAATACTCTGCAAAAGTTGGTATAGGAGAAGAAGCATTTAATGTTATTGTAGGTATGGGCAAACTATTTGATTATACCAGTGCTGCATATACAGATGGGTTAGAAACTTTCTTTTCTAACATGCAAAAAGAATCTCCTGATTTTTACAACGGATTTGTAAGCACTATGACTGGTGCTAAAATGTCCCCGAAGACTGCTGCGGAAAGTTTCTCTCGAGAAACAGGTGCATTTCTAGAGTTTTCCGAAAGTCTTGGTATGATGTTACCTGTTAGTGCCGTAACAAATCTATCTGGTCTTACCAGTAAACAATTAAAAGATGTTGGTGATTCAGTTAAAGAGTCAACCAAGAAGTTCAAAACAGCTGACGCATTGATTGCAGCAGAAAAGACTACGAAGAAAGCAAAACGTGATGCGGCTAAAGCTGCTGCTGCCTCTCATACTAACCTACAATCACGTATGATTATGGAGTTTGAGCAGGAACTTGGCGCACGTAGTAAGTTAGATATTAATCAAGTTATTGATGAGAGTAAACTTATTTCAGCGGATAAAGATGGGGTGCTTACACTTGACCCTGTTAAGTACAGAGAAGCTGGAACAGCCCTATTAAATGAAAGAGGCGCATCACCAGAGGTAAGTCAAAACTTCTTGCTCGATATGATGCAGCCAAAGACAGAACTTACAGGTGTTAAGGGGGACATTCCAGAGTTTCTACTAGATGAATCAGGCAGTTTAACTGTACCTATTATTAAGGCAGATAATCTGGATTCATTTGTAGCTGTTGCTGCAGATTTGATAGAACGTAAAGGTGTAAAGTATGACCCGAAAGGCGGCAAGCGTCTTGTAGATGTTATCTTTGAATTATCTGTAGATGAAAAGGTTATACCTGAAGGTGAATTACTTGAACTCTTAAACAAATATGACTTGTCATTTGAAGAGTACGCCACAATGATGGTAGGCTCTGCATCTGAAGCAGGTAAAGTACTGAACAAATTATCACAGATAAGTAAACGTGTTAAGCCAAAGAGTGAGTTAGACGCACTTAAAGAAGCGCAGATGCTTGACATGCAAAATGGTTTCTTCAAGACATTCCGTAAAGTAGAGAACATTCGCCGTGGATTACTTGTATCACAGCTTGCTACTGCTGCGCGTAACTTATCGTCTGCCGGTGTCCGTGCGCCACTCGAAGGCTTACAGAATGTGTTTGATACAGCCTTGTACAACTACGATAAAGACGGTCTAGCATCTGGACTAAAAAGTCTAGCTGATGTTAAAGGGAATTGGTCTGATAGTTTTAGACATTTAAAGTATACTTTTGACCCTAAAAACTATACAGCAATGAAAGAGTATACGGATTATATCCTTGACCGTCCAGAACTCGCTAATCAATATGATAGAATGTTTAATCAGATTAACGAAGTCAGACGTTCTACAGACATTGGTACTGACACCTTACTTGGTAAGTCACTTGACTTGGCAGAAAAAGGTGTTGACATTATTAATGCACCAAACCGTTGGCAAGAATATCTGATTAGGCGTGGTACATTTACTGCTGAATTAGAGCGTCTTGTTAAACGTGAATACGACCTTGAGTTGATTGATGTAGTTAATCAGGGCAAACTACCAGACTTGCTTAACGATTCACCTGATTTGATAGGCACAAATAAACGTCCTTTTAAAGAACTTGTTGATGACTCTGTTGGTAAATCTCTTGACATAACATACGCAAAACAACCCGAAGTTCCTGTGTTTCGTGAGTTAACATCCTTTATTACACGTAATGGTTTGACTACCGTTATGCCATTCCCACGCTTCATGTTTAATAGTATGGAACTGGCTGGTGAATATAGTGCAGGTGCATTTGCTCCAATCATTAAGAGAACTATAAATGCAGTTACAGGAAACAAAACAACATTCACTAAAGCTGATAGACGTATGATTTCTCGTAACATTATTGGCTGGACTGTTATTGCACCTGCAGCCATTATGTATCGCAACAGTGAAGACGCACCTTCTGACTACAAAATGTTACGTAAAGATGATGGCACACTGTTAGATACATCGGCACAATCACCAATTCTTAGACAATCCTTGTGGATTGCTGAATGGATGAAAAGAAAAGGAAATGGTACACTTAATAAGTGGATGCGTGAGCAAGGCTACAAAGAAGGTGCTGAAGCATTCATAGGTACTAATGTTCGTACTGGTGTTGGTGGCACTGTATTCCAAGATGTATCAAAGATATTCTCTGAATCAGATGCAATGGCTGGGGAACGTGCGCAAGAATATTTTGGTGAGGCATTTGGCGAGTATGCTTCTACATTCTTGACACCGATTAATCAGTTAATTGAAACCCAACGTGCCTTTGGTGTTAGGTCAGAAGAGTTTCGTGACCGTAGAAACGAACCTACATTTGAAGGTCAACCTTTCTTACGCTCATTTACCGGAGCATTTAAACGAAAGGGTTATCTTGACTTGTTCACTCCATCAAAAGAGGGTGAAGCACCACTTCGTGAAACTATTTTCCAAGAGGGTGATTCAGAAGCACGTGTTATGCCTTTGCTTAAAGTGTTTACAGGACTCTCGCTTAAAAAGGATATAAGCAAAACAGGAAAATTCCTTAATGACTTGGGGTTTGCTGACTATCGTATACGTAGTCGTAGCATATCTCCGGGATTCCAACGCTATGAAACAAAAGTATTAAGGGAAGTACTGCCTTCAATAACAGAAGCCGCACAATCAAAGTCGTTCACAGATTTTCATCTGGAACGTGCTAGAATGCGTCCACAAGAAGCACGTGATGAAGTGTCAGATGACGCATATATTCGTCTGCAACAAATATCCTTTATTCAAGACCAGATTGGCGTATACAAAGGACAGATAGATAAAGTCATAACTGAAGCAAGTACTGCTGGTAAAGAAACGGATGCTGTTCGTAGTGACTTAACGACAAAAGACGGAAAGGCCGTGAATGTAGAACTAACAAAATACATAACAGCACAACAAAAATTCAGACGATTGAAGCCTGACGAAAGAGATGCTGCATTTGTAGCATTGCCATCTATATTAGCACAGATGGGTAGAGAAGATGAAAAGCCAAGCATGGCTAACTTTGACCACCTAAATATGATGTTAGAATATGCAAAGACAGCAAGAATAAGATAAAATAAAGGGGGCAATTAAGCCCCCTCTTTTTATATGCAGTCGCATATGTCGTTAGCTAATCCCATGCTACATGCGTATAACAACCAGCACACAAGTATCACAAACAGTGTATACCTAACGATTATCCCCAGAACCTTGAAGCATACCCCTAGCTTTCCTGTCTGCAAGTTTCTCAATGTTGTCTTCCATAACTTTACCAAGGTTAACTCCTAACTCTTGTGCCAGTACAGCAATGTACCAACAGACATCACCAAGTTCTTTAGTAATCTCTGCACGTTTAGCAGGGTTATCCCCATCACGTATCAGCTTCTTTGCCTTGTTAGCAATCTCACCTGCCTCACCCGCCAGTCCTAACGTCAAGTACGCTAGGGCTGTTTCTTTTGGGAAGATAGCTGTTTCACAAGCCTTCTGTTGATACAATGCTGCTGTAATGCCACTCATTTGTTTCTCCTTCATCCACTGTTTAGCTTCTGCCTCTAAATCCATTGCGTTTCTCTTCTTTTAAATCATATGCCATAGGCTTTCCAAAGTACGCATCGTTCCAACCACGTTGCCACTCTTTTGCAGGGGTTGTGTTTGGCTTCAGCTTATTAGCTACTACAAACCAGTAGCCGTTTTTACTTTGCTCTACATTAGAGAATGACTTGTAACCGTTTTCGTAATGGTCGTGCAAACTAAACTGATTGTTCTGTTTCATCTTGCTTCTCCTTAAATGCTTTGATTACATCTGATGAAAACAGCTTCTGCAAGTTTAATAGGTACATGCGTGAAGCATTGTTATCACCCCCTGATACTGACTTCTTGTAGTCAAGATTATTTATGATGCGCTTTAAACTCTTTGTATCAAACACAATGGTTGCAAAGATGTCCTCGCCAATACACAGATTATGAAACCAATAATCTGATTCAGTGGCTGCTATGCCACTTGGCTTACCATATGATTCGTACTCAATGCAGATGTTTCCAGTACGCTGCCATATATCACGCTCACTTTTAACCTCAATCTTTTTATCCTGAAGCATGTCAGCTACAACTTGTTCACGTACCTGACCATACTCCAAGTCAATGTCAAACTTCTTACGATTCTCTAAACTAGGCTGTAGCTGCTGCATCTTCTGCTTCCTCATCTTGTGATTGGACAGAACTAATAAGCATCTTTGTGAAGGCATCTTGTGCCGCACGTAACTGGTCAATACCAAACTGTGCTTGAGCAACCTTCGTATTCAAATCACGAATCTGATTCACTAGATACTGTTCATTGTTTTCTAGTTCATCATAGTCGTACTCTTTACCATCAATAGTAATCATTTGTTTTTCGTCATTCATTTTCATTCTCCTTTTCTTTCTGTTTTAATTTCTGCCACTCCTCATAGCTAGGGTGGCTACGTGGGGGATTGAACTGTATCCAACCATCCCCACGCTTCCATGCTAACTTACCACTATGCTGCTTCGATGTCAACTATTTCACATACACCTGCAGTGCAGGCTAACTCACGCCCACCTGAAGTTGTATCCTCTTTCTCAAACTCTTGCAACAGTGACCAGTCTACATTCTTTGGCATCTTTGTCAACAACTCTTTGTACTGTTCAGCATCAATATCCTGATAAGGTGCTTGCTTGTATGTGTGGTCATCATGTGGCAAGAAGCTAATGCCAGATACTTCATCAAAGTTCTTGTAGACCCAAGTGCCTACCTCAAACCACTCATGCTCCTTAACAGAAATAGTGACTGAAGGTTTGTGTTCACACCAATGACGCTGATAGGTAAGCCACAGTTCAAGCTGCTCTACGGCTGTCATATCTGTGCGTGTCACTGCACCCTTTGGTGACTTCATTGGGAAGCTAAACACGGTAGTGCTATCTGGCTTCATTACATCTGGCTCACTAGGAATGCCTTGTGATATAAGGAACTGTGTGAGTGGGTCTTTGTTATCACCACGAACAGTGCGAATGTAATATGGATTGTGTCTAGCATGAATGCCACTGGCTGCATCAGTAAGCTGTGATACTGTACCACTAGGCTTAACACAGGTGACAGCGGTAGACTGTGGAATGCCAATCTGTTTAGCCATAGCTTTGTTGGCTTCAACAGCAGTAGCACGTAACAACTCAAGTGCAGTCTCTAGCTTACCACCAGTGGTAGATGTTAGTTTATTATCCATAATACCTGTCAGTGAGACACCAAGCAAACGCTCATCTTCTGTGTTAGTCTTCCAAATCTTGCGTAGATATTTAAAGTCTGTCAGTGTTGCTTGAAATGTTCCAAGGATTGTAGCAAGGCGAACCTTTTCACGTAGTGTTTCTACTGTATCTGATTCACGCACGACTACCTCTGACAAGTTACAAAACTGATAAGGACGTAGAATAATCTCTGAACAAGGATTGCAACCAAACTCATGGTTAGTATCCCGCCTACCATTCTTTGCTGCTTGTTCCTTTGAACTAGCACGGTTAAAGATACCACGCTCACCTGACTTACTTTCGTATAAGGCAAGCCACTCACGCATGAATGTACCCATATGTGGTTTCGCGTGATACGCTACAGAGTTATTAGCAAGCCCACGTTGTGCTTCCATTTCCCACCACTTGCCTGCTTTAGCATGACGCATCTGGTCATCACTAAGATTAGACAAACTGATAAGTGCGCTACGGCGTACACCGCCTACGACCACAACCTCACCAATCTTACACATGATGTCATGACATTCGATTGGGTATAGCCTACGTCCAGCAGCACCCTTGAACTTCTGAATACAAAACTCAAATAGTTCAATGAGTGGCTGTGGACCTGATGCACGACCACCAAAAGTCTTTAGCCGTGCGCCAGCAGGACGTACTTCGCTGACATCGAACTTGGGAACTTGTCCTGTATACAACATAGCAATCAATTCCTTCAGTGACTTTGCCCATCCGGGGCGACTATCACCTACCTTAATTATTGTGTCTGTATCATGGAAGTCTTCATTTACTTGCGGTAGCTTATCCACATTATTGCGCTCTACAGAGAAGCCTACACCTGTACCACACATAAGTATATACATAGTCTCATCGAAGGCACGTGGGCTATCAACAGGAACATAAGAACAGTTGTACCCACCTACATGGCAGCGGTCTAGTGCTGGTCCAGCAGTCATTAACGCCCTCATAGAAGGCATGACAGCTTGTGTAAGCACAGCCTCTTCCAATTCACCGCGTAATGAATCCGATAGTTTATAGTCATGCTTATCTGCTAGATGTTTAGTTATATAATCAAAGTATCTAGCTACAGTTTCGCTCCATGTTTCTCTTCTTTGTTCGTCTTCTTTCCATCGTGCATAACGTGAAAGTGCTATAAAGTTTTGGTAGTCTGTTGGTAATTGATTGCTTATCATATTGTTCACTCCGTTATTGTTCTAATGTTTCTGATAACAGCACCCTCTACATCGTAGAAATATTCATTAATGCCATCTTCTAATTCCTCACCGACTCTACCATCGGCAGGCACTGGGTATTCTTCTTCGTCTATGTCAAGCGTAATGAACATCTTAACTCTTATCATCAGCCATTACCTCTTCAATCAACTTATCTAAATACCACTGCGCTTTCTTTAAGTCCTCAAGTGGTTTGTCTTTGTAATCAAAACGCCAAAGGTATTTCATAATGTTACCTTGTAGGTAATACTTGAACCCATCACCAGTCGCAGCGGCAATTGCTTGAATACATTCAATGCCTGTCTGATTATAATGAGGTGGGCTATTGACCATATCAACAGCATTTTCTGCAGGCCACATCTGTTTTGAGTCTGATTGTGACATAGCTTGTTTCATAAATGTTTCGTGTCTCATGCCCTTCCTTTCGTCCTTGTTCCAAAGTTTAACCGTACAACATTACCATCTTCTTGAGTAGTTACAACAGGTTCTTCCGTAATGGATTCAAGTATATTGTCAATCTCTTCCATTACATATGTATGTACAAAGTTACGCATGTCGTCATTAATTTCCATTAACGGTACTGTAGCACACATCATCTTGGTGAAGTGCATTAACTGACTGTAGCTTTCATCATCTAGATTGTTGTCTGCACTTGTGATAATAGCAACATCAACCTCTCCTGTCCACTCACTATCTATTACAGTTGGCCTTACGCGAACTACGAAATCATCTTCCCTTAACTCCAAGAAACTATCGTCCATTTGCTATCTCCTTTTCACTTTGTTACCACTGAACTTAATAAACTTTGGATGTTTATTCCTGCCCTTTTCTCTAAGCCAGTCTTCAGGAATGATGCGGTCATAATACCTAAAGCCATATCGTATACACCATTCACTATACGATGACTTTGCTCCCTTACGAAGTTTACGCCTACTGTTTTCAAATACAAACCGTATGTCAAGATTTGGATGTTGCTTCTTGATAGCAAGATGCTTACGTCTATCTGCTGCCGTGAACATACCTTTTGTTTCTATTATGATACCATTAGACAGCACGAAGTCTGGTGTGTAGGTTCTGTACGCTAGGTCTTCCCACTCAATCTTAACCTCTTCATATAAGAAGTCTTCTTTTAGTTCTTTGAGATAGTCAGATACCTTGAGTTCCAGACCGCTACGATAGCCATACTTTCGTGCCGCCCTAAATTGTTTTGCGTTAGGCATCTACTTGTACTTTTCATCCATTGAAATGTACGATACCATCTTGGGTTCTTTAGCTTGTGACATCACGGCAGGATGTTCTTTAAGCGTAGGCCAACATGAAAAGCGATAAGCACAGAAGATGCAGTTCTCATTCAAGACTGTGTTACCTGTAGGCTTGCCTCTAAATGTTTCAGGAACAGGCTCAAAGCAACGCTCAAACTTATTGTCTGTAACCTTCTGTACAGTATCTTTGATATGGGACATCTCTGTATCAATGTCAAGACCTGTAGCTGGTACATATTTAAATTGACCATTGGCTTTGTTGACTACCCACCAGCCACCAGCACGTTTGCCTGATGCTTTAGCATAACCAGCAAGCTGTGCAACATAACCAAAGGAATCATGTGCCGCTAATTTATCATATGATTCAAACTTGTTTTGATATGACCAATTAGAGGCTGACTTAACATCATCAACAGCACCGTCAATAACAATATCATATGTACCATTGATGGATGTATCGTCATCAATCTCAAGCGTAACCTGTTCAGCATCTTCATATTGTACTCCTGCCTCTGTTAATAGACCTTTGAAAACAGCTTCAACAATGTCTCCAAGCATCATGTTCATTACGAATGTGGTTGGTAAGGGCAATGCTTTCTCTGGTTCATTCTTATCAAACCAAAGCTGACAGCTTGGCCTTCCTATGTTAGACATACGAAGACGAAACTCACCACGCTGATTGCCCCCACCAAACTGGCGTTGTACTGCATCCATTACATCTTGACCAATCTGCTTAATAGTTTTGTCCGACATTGTGGACTTACCATTAGCAGCGTTCTCCATGTATTGATGCAACGCCAGTTCAGCAGGATGGTTCATTATGCTACTTCCACTTCTTCCTCATCAAAGTCAATGACACCATCAACGATAGCCTCATCATCCTCATCGTCATAAGCATTAGCTTTATCTGACCATGCTTTGATTATGTACTCGTTGTAGTTCTGTACCCACTGCATAAAGTCAGCAAACATGTTTTGTTCTGCGTCTGTTAGTTCCAAAGTTTTTGACACATCAAGTGACACTACGGGCAAATAGAACACTGCTCCCGTAGGAATCTTACGTTCCTCTGTATTCGCAGTAATCAAATGCTGTACAGGAAGACGTTGCATCTTTGCGAGTTTAGTAAAGGCAGTGCCTACATTCTTAAAGGCATCACGATTATCAATCTCCCAAATGAATGGCATCTCATCTACACTCACAGAGTTACCACTTGAGTCAGTAGCATTGACCAGTTCAACTGTGCCAAGCACCACACGTACTCGCTTAATCTGCTTGATGAGTTCTTGTGTCTTCTCTGGTAGTGCTTTAAAGTCTTGAATGTAACCAGCAGGTTTACCACAGTTAAAGCCGCCATCATTATCTTTCAAGTCAATGTTCAGATTGTCAGCCATGACAGTCTTTACGTACCGATTAGGACTATCACCCATACCCCGAATGAAACGCTTGTACATAAAGCGTTGCAGGAATGGACGAATCTTCACAGAATCTGCATAGTATGTGGGGCCATCTGGTACTTCCAGTTTATATGTACCACCACTCACAACTTCCATGTTCACCTTCTTGCCGTTGACATCAGCCTCACCCATTACAGGTGAATGATTGATGCGCAGACGAGCGAGAGTGCTTGCTTGCTTACGCTGACTTGCACCCTCGTTGGCAATACCCATAGCTTTCGCCATTGCTGCATAGTTGTTAGTATCAATAGTTGTTAATTCCATATTTTATACTCCTTCTTTTGAGTTAGAAAATCATAGTTATATCACGACACATCTTTTGTGTCAAGCCAGTTTGGACCAATTTTTGCCTCAAGTTCTAGTGGTACATTAAACACTATACCCCAACGCATTGTAATCAAACTAGGCAGTACTTTATTTGTATCCTGAATTATTTCAACACATCTCCTTTCTTCATCAGGATGAACGTCAATTACAATTGAATCATGTACAGTGTTTACCACACAAGATTGCATACCGTCAAGTAATTTATCAATGTGTAATAATGCAAGAGGCACAATGTCTGCTGTAGCAAACGACTGTACAGGATAGTTTTTTATCTGTGTAAAGTGCGATACTCTACCTCGTGAGTTACGCTGCACATTAGGAAAGGCAAACTGCCTACCTGATGGCGTTGTAATCATGCCTGTGTTTATAGCTTCTTTAGCCAGTCGGGAATGCCAAGAGGCAACTCCCCCATACTTCTCTGTAAAGTGTTCGTAGTACGCTGCTTCTGCTTTCGTTCTTCCGAATCCTGTTGCTCCATAGAGGGGCGCGAATGTATGCGCTTTCGCATCCTGTCTATTCGTAGGCTGACCAGCATCGGTAATAACTTTAGCGGTATATGAGTGTACATCAAACCCAGTAGATACTTCTTCAATAGCAACTCCATCTTGTGATAAATAAGCAGCCGCACGAAACTCTAGCTGTGCAAAGTCTGCTTCCATAATCTTGCCACCTTCAAACCGGGATACAAACACTTTCTTTACAGGGAATGTACCGCCGCGTGGCATGTTCTGCATGTTAGGGTCAGCACCGCTGAACCTACCTGTTGCAGTACGATGTTGAAGCAAGCGCACATGCAGCTTGCCATCAGTCTTTGTGTGTAGGTCAATGCCTTCCACGAATGAAGATAAGTATGTATCAACGGCAGATAGTCTGCGCACCTTTGACAAAAAGTCAACAGCATCATGCATGTCTTTTGACATGGCGACAGACTCAAGTACCTCAAGATTACCTTTACTTGTGGTAAAGCCATTAGCACTTGCCCACTTTGGTGATGGTGGACGAAACTTTAACCCCGCCACAGCCATAGTATCAGTAAGATTGTAACCATTCCCATCACAATTCTTACATCTGTTTGTGTTAGCAAAAGGTGTTCCATCTTTCTTTACCTTTCTTACTTGTCCACTACCATTACATTCATCACATTGTTTTGCTTCAGTCTTATACATACGCTTTGTACCACCAGCAATCAAGCTACGAAAGTCAGCGTCATCCATGTAGGGGTCAATGGCATTGCCCCAATATGTTTTATCCATGACCTTACGGCTATAAATAACCCAAGACAATTGCTCTGGACTATTAAGATTGATAGGCGTGTCACCCATCAACTCATGCACATGCTTTTGTAAGTCAATCTCTAGCTGTTTCTTCTCTGCCTCAAACTCTCTACGCACTTCATCCAGCTTGCTACGGTCTACGGTAAATCCTCGCTGATATATATGAGCAAGGCACACAGCAACCTGATTAGTCAAGGTTACAGTGTCTAACAGACTAGCATCTGCTGGTGTATTCAAACGATACCACAACTTGTCAGACAGTTGTTGTGTAGCATGAAGGTCAGCAGATAGATACTCACACAACTCGTTGTATGGTATGTCTCGTGTACTGTAGCCCTGCTTGAAGTACTCCTTGAGGGTGTCCTGCTTCTTCGTATCTAACTCATAGCGTTCTGCACAAGCCTCTAGCGATAGAGGTTCCTTCAGTCCACGCTGCAAGACATACTCAACAAGCATAGTATCAAACACTGCACCATCATACTTGAAGCCTGACTCCCATAGCCATAGCAAATCATGTGCCACGTTGTGACAGATGAGTACAGTAGCTTGGTCAAGATACCACTGCACACGCTCATGGTAGTCAGGTTGACTAGGAACATCAGCATGGTCAAAAGGGAAGTGCTGTTCATGTCCTTGGTCAGTCAGTACGCCTACCATAGTCAATGAGTTGTTAGGCTCAAAGGGGTCTAGGTGTAGCTTACCACCACGCTTGGTGACTGTGTTCTCTACATCAAGTGTTAGTTTCATATCATCTCCTATGCGTAATTGTTTGTTGAGTAATACTTGTACTCACTGTTTGTTTTGTTTGCCCTGTTGCGTATATTTGACATGTTCTCTGACATAGATACCCAACGAAGATTATCTACAGCGTAGTCTAGCTTATCTTCATTGATGTGGTCAACATTATATTTATCAACAGGTGTTGGGTTGTGTATGAAAGCCATTGCACATATCCTGTGCAGGTAAATTGGTTTAGTAAACCTTCCATTGTTTAAGGAAACAGCGGGATAAACAGCCCTACTAAATGTCGGTTGCAGTACTTTGCCTGTGTTAACATTCAAGATGAATGGGAAGTCAGAACGGCCTGAATACATAGGAAGTGAATGCGTACCACCTGTTCGATATACTCTGTACTTACCTTCTGGTATAGAGGCAAGGAAGGCAGAGGATGTAGTCAAATCCTGTCTTCGTCTGCCTTTATCTCCAAAGTAAATAGGCGCATCCTTAATGTCAAGGAACTCAATATCTGTGTCAATTGCTTCATCAAATAAATGTAATTGCATCATCCTTCATACCTCGCTGTCTGATAATTAAGTTCACAGTTTACCATACCATGCCAACCATTCAACTTGTTCTTTACGATATTAATATGACGCAGTGGGCTTTCTTCTTCCTGCCCTTCAACAGATGGTGACTTACCAATCAGTATCATGAGGTCAGCTTCAGCAGCCTTACCTGTGCGACTACCTTCCATCATGCTCTGATTCAACTGCGCCCGACCCTCTGCCTCTGCAGACAACTGTGACATATAAAACACGGCACAATCATATGTCTTGGCAATCTGTCTTGCGTAGATGGCACAAGCCTTGAGTGCCTCATCATTACGAGCAAAGGAACCAGATACACCAAACTTATCACCCATGTCAAGCACAAGCACATCAGGCTTGTATGACTTGCACACGGACTCTACCCATGCCATGTCACGCCCACCTGCCTCTTTAATCTTAATGTTCTGCATGACAGGTGCATACAGTGCCTGTGCCTTACTCATGTTATCCCTAACCTCACGTGCTGTCATGCCTGCAGCAGCAGTAAGATACCTTGCACCAACACGGTGAGTAGGTTCTTCGTTACACAGGATAATGCACTTCGCACCTTGATGCGCAAACCCATTCGGGCCAGCGATTAGAGAGGCGTGGAAGGATGTCTTGCCTGTGTTTGGTCTAGCACCTACCTCAATCAGCTGACCGCCACTCACGCCCTCTACTTTGCGGCATACACTAGGGATGTTGAATGTCCAACGTGCTTCCAGTTCAGCTTTTGCCATGAGTGTTTCAATAGTGATGTCATCCCATTCGATATTTAAGTTGGGAATGAAGTCATCTCCATAGTTCTCTAGCAAATTGCGAAGTGTCTCAAGTGTATTGGCATCACCATTTACCATGTCAAAGCCAATGTTAGCTACGTCCTCACCAATCACCTGACGAAATAGCTTGGACAATACCTCTTGTGAGATGTCATGTCCCATTGTGCTTTCGTTCTTTATGGTAGAGAACAGAGAAGCATATGCCTGCTTCTGTGCGGTAGTCAGCGTAGGATTATCAGACATGAACAGTGCTTCTATTTCATCTGGTGACACAGTGCGATTGTATCTATCCATAGCTGCATCAATAGTCTTCTTAATCTTACGCACATCTTTACTGAATAGTCTGTCTGGACATTTAGCACCACGATGGTCATCGTAGAATGTCTTATCCATGAGACTGCGTATAAGTGATAATTCCATTACATAATCTCCTTGTTGGTTAAAGATGCCAGTGCATCCATGTCATCGGGGTGACGATACTTTATATCATCAGTCAGTCGTAGTACACGTACATCGGAAACATGTCCACGTAATTCTTTCGCAATCGCAAGTGTCTTTGGTAAAGCATCGGGGTCTAATGCGATTACTGCTGTTGAGAACTGTGAGAGATACCTCTTGTGTGAATCAAGCATTGATGTCCCCAACATGGCTACCCCTACAAGCCGAACATCACTGCCTACAACTGCAGCACTCACACAGTCCTCAACAACTACTGCGACATTACCATAACCATATGCGTATGGCAAGCCACTTTTTCCATATCTTTTCCATTTAGGTAGTCTCTTTCCTAATGCTCGACCAGTGGCATCTACAATACGACCGTCATGTCGTACAGGAAACACAACACGGTCTTCCTTTACATCATACATTAGACCAAGTTGGTTCTCATCAATGTCCCATTTAGCACAGAACTGAATTACAGTTCTCTTATCTCTATGTGGAACTACATAGCTTGGCATTTCAAATGTATCTGTAGCAAACTGTTCTGCTCCTATAAAGCCAGACCGTATATCATCTACTGATAAATGAACACGAGTACCACCACTAACAGAACAAGATGCCTTGTAACAATTCCATACAAGACTACCCATATTATTCGTCACTGTGAATGTATTATACCCATTACAAACAGGACAAGTCATACGCTTTGTATGTCCATTAGGTATATCCATATCACTTACAATGTTATATATATTATTCATGTATATATCACTCTCCTTGTCGGCACTTGTATGTGCTTATATCATGCCGTTGACGCTCCGTCAATGCATAATTTGCACTTGCAAATGTATTTTTCATATAGGGTTTTACTGACTGTGGGTTACTGTGTCCTGTAACCGACATGATTTGTGCCATACCGACACCTGCTTCAATCATTTCCGTTGTACCTGTTCTTCGTAAGTCCATTAGGCGTAGGTCATCAGACAGCCCAGATTGCCGCATAAGCTGCCTTCCATATTTTGACAGCCTCTCCATGCTATACGGGTGGAACACCCCCTCTACGGGCTTTGGACGCGGCGCAACGTACTGTTGAAATCCAAAGTCTTCGTTTTGCTGTACTAACATCTGCATTAAGTCATCACTTATGGGTAATGTAACTTGCGCACGGCGTTTACTTTGCTCCAGATACAGCTTTCCTTCGGCCAAGTCAAAGTCATCCCACGTAAGCAGACGCATATCACCTAGCCTTTGACACCATTCGTATGCCATATGCACAATAAGCCCAACATTTCGTGAGTCAAAATCACTATAGGCAGTGTCAAGGAATTGACGCACATCATCCTTTGACCAGACAACTTTGCGCGGCTTCGGTGTCTTGCGTTTAACGCTAGCAAAGGGATTGACATATGCATACTCCATGTCTATGGCGTAACGATACACACGAGATGCACAAGTGCAGACATGATTAGCAAACTGCACACCACGCTTGACCCACTCTTCGTAAGCAACCTTCGCTTGCCTAGTGGTCAGTGTCTTGTATGGTTTGCTGCCCAATGTCTCTGTCAAGACAGACAGAAAGTATTTATAATCTCGTTTAGTTTCATCACGCAACATGTTGAAATCATTAGATTGATAGTAGGCATCAACCAATGCTGACAGTGGGCTGCTCTTGCCAAGCGTCACCACTTTGGATTGTTCTTCTCGCCACAAATCAATCTGCTCATTTAACTCTCGTGCCAGTGGTTTGACTGTGCGTAGGTCTGTGCCTAACTCGACACGCTCCACCACCCCAGCATCAATCAAACGCTGGGGCGGGTTGAAGCGATAGTGAGTGCGACCATCTGCCAGTGTTCTGGCTTGTGTGTATCGCGGTAATGTCATGCTGCAATCAACTCCTTGAACTGCTTGCTTTCAATCCACTGTGCCACCTTGTGTTCACGAGTGAACATAGACACAGCCTCTGTATCCTTGCCAGTGTTACGCAGGGCAAAGCCATTGCGGTCATCAGCATAGGTGGCAAAGTTAGTGAAGGCAGAATACAATGCCCACACATTCTCACCACGAACACCTGCCTCTTGATGATACAGGTTCAGCATCTTCTCTGCTGTACGTTCAGACTTGAGCAATGATTCCAGCATAGCCTTCACATCACCTACATACAGACGCTTGACAGCCCACTGTTGTAGTAACTCCGACTGTGCATAGAATGACTGCGAAGATTCACGCAGGTCACGAATGAACTTGTCCATCGTAAAGTTGCTAGTGTTCTTACGGCGCACCTTGTCATGCTCACCGCGAATCTGCCCATTGGTACAGAAGAAATCAATAGCACCGAAGAAAGTCTGATTAGAACATGACCCATCAATGCCATGCAATGCAATGATACGCTGTGCAATGGTGGTGCTATGCTTGTCTGTTTCAATACGAGCAGTG